CGGTTGCCGGAACATGCATTATTCGAATGTAAGTGAATACACCATTGATATTGGTATAGTCAATTCCGGTAAATCCATTATATGTCTTTGTGTTCAGTGTTACATAGTTTCCAGAACTGGCTGGACTATTATCCAATGTACCTTGAATATACACAGTTCCTTTGTAGGCAGTCATATACACAGCCAAGGTGTGCAGGGCTACATTTCCGTTGTATTCTGGGTAAGCATATATGTTGCCACTCTTGTGTTCGTATTTGAATATGGCGGCATTATAACTTATCTGGAAGGATACAATTTCTTGACTAGGTTGTAGCACTGGATTAATCTCTTCGGCTATATGCAATGTACCTGCCATACCGTAATAGGTATTTGAGTAAGCGGGTAGATATGTGCCATCAGTGTCTTGCAATTTTACATTGTATTGATAACTAGATTTTGTTAGATCCACTGTGTCGCTTTCTGTAAGCGTTAGCAAAGCCAATCCTCGTGTAGCAGTACTGACGTCTAATACTTCTAATTCTTTTTCTATTAGCAATCTTTGGTTAATTGCATCAAACATGGAGAATACAAATGTTTGAGTATTAGAAATACTGACTTTCTTTTGGTCGCTGTTTTTGAATTGAATGCGTACCTGATTTTTAATACCTTTTTGTATTTTTAAGTCTCGCTGATACATAACCTGATTAACTCCCCTTACGGTTGGATCCAAATCTAATATAACGTCGAGAGTATTTGGATATAAATAGATTGGTAAATTTTGCATATTAGTATTTATTGATAATGACCGCACCAACCATCTTCCAAGAAAACTATCCGTTCGTCGCCTGTGTTAAATCTAATGATATAGAATATGTAGGCATTGTTATCAATTTTGATGATTATGTTGCTAGTATCTATGATATTTCAGTGATTAAAACAGACGAAGAGAAAAGGTTGTTTTTAGAAATGGGTGAGACGTGGTGGTGGGAAAGTAATAGAAAGATACCAATTAATATATTTCTAAAAAAAGAAATGCAATTATTTAGATATGCTATTAAAACATTTAATAGCAAAGATGCTGAGATAGTATTTGGACCCGTAGTAAATCTCAGTGAAATTGCCGAAAAAAGAATCAAACGTAAATCAATTCAATTAGTCAGAGTTCCTAAGAATATCCGTAACTAATACCTTCGCAGATAAGATTCATCTGCACAACAATAACATGGGCATAAGCCACAGCATGGGCCTTCTTAAAATAATATTCGTCGCCTTGCGGTTTGATCCAAACATCTGCATTTATCTCATCCCAAGTCTTGCCTATTAAATGTCTCTTAGCAGGCCGAATCATTGCCAATACTGCGGCTAATTGTAAAATAGTTTTAGGTTTCATTTCATACAACACACCGTGATGACCATTGACATGAAACAGCATGTCTGAGAATTCTCGTTGTTCCAACAAGTCCCACAACGGTTCAGTGTTTAATAATTGGGTAAGATGATCTTCATTTCTTACACCTTGATACGCAGACACATTTAAAAAATCTAATTTAAAATATCCACGATCCTCTGCTAGTTTATAATCTATATTAGCAGTATTGGTTAGAGGATTGTACGGGATAGAATGACAATATACACCAGTATTGTGTTTTTTAAAAGTTCCATTTTCTGAGATAGCCGCAGGTACATTCTTGATAATATCAAGCGCCTTTGTTCTATCCAAGAAATCGATGTCAATGTCGGGCATTTCTAATTTCGTCGTAAGTTGGTGCGTAGTTTCCGCGATGTTGTACTGTGATACTACCTGCAATGTTAGCAAATAGTATAGCGTCTTCTATGTCTTTTGTCAATAGGTACTGATAAGCCAACGCCGATAAGAATGTATCTCCGGCCCCACAGACATCCGAAACTTCTATGATCGGCGCGGGATAAATTTGGTCTTTGTACCGTGCTCCGTATTTTCCTAGGGTAACAATTAAATTGTCTGGGACAGATGTTGCTAGGCTATTTTCTAAACTGTTAATTTTTACATAGGCGCCCTGGAATCTCCGAAGATCAGTTTTCTTTGTGTCAATAAACACCGGACCATTTGAGTTATGAATAATATATTCAATATGCTCGTAGGTTAGAAACCCTTTGTTGTAATCTGAAATAACCACAGCATCATATGAGTCTAATGGAGTTCCTACAAATCCACACCATGGTTCTATTTCTGGTTCATCATCTACTCTTAACAAGTGTTGTCCTGAACGAACATCAATGTAACGAGTCTTTGTAATATTTTCTTGATTGGTAATGAATGCTATCCAGCAATTTAAGTTTGTAAGATTGTCGTGTACATTAGCAGCCATACCAGACACATCGTATGTTTCTGTAATCTTAACAACAGGTACAGGTGCTTCAGGACTTAATCTGTCAACTGTTCCAATATTATATCTGTCAGTGCAACTATCACCGATTAATAATATTTTGAATGGTTCTTGTGGTTGAGTAGTTTGGGACAAGTTCATAAAATTTAATTTCTTTGCAGAGATGGGCGCCTACAATTGGTTTACCTCGATAGTCACTGCCTTTGACCATAACATCCGGTTTGTACTTTTCTAGTATTTCTTCTAGTTCTTCTTCGTCGTCGAAACACCACACAGTATCTACACATCTTAGACTTTGTAGCATAAATGCTCTATCAGTTTGTTTGTTTATAGGGCGATCAATACCTTTAAGTTCACTGACTCTACTGTCAGTGTCAATACATACCAGTAGGTGGCCGCCGAGACTTTTAGCATATTCTAACATCTCGATATGCCCTCTATGTAGGATATCAAATGTACCGTTTACAACAACGTTGATCATTTTTGACTATCACCTTTGCCCACACGGTAGTTGTCTTCAACACTATCAGGTGTGCTTACTTCAATGATGGTACCTTCTTCCAAACAGATAACCTGGTGAGGTTGAAGTGGTCTGTTGCGCCATACTTCTCCAGATTTTAATTCTATTTCATGTAAACTAGCATCGTTGGTTTCGATAAATTTAATAAGAAATCTGCCATCCAGTATATACCACGACTCATCTTTTTCAGCATGAAAGTGCATACTAAATCTAGCATCTTTATTAAACTTTAATAACTTGCCGCAATACTTATCGTTAGTGGCCCAGATTAATTCATGCCCCCAACCTTTTTCAACAAATCCATCTAATCTCATGTTAATATCTCTCTAAATCTTTCTAAGAAACTTTCAACATAACAACTGTATTCTCTGTTTTCATTTTCTGTGACATTATTTTTAATATAATGTACCCAGGTATTCCCTTCTATCTCAACGGTATGAAGTACTCGAAAAATCATACCTCCGCCGCCGTCCCATTTACTTCCTTGATTAGGTAATTTCATAGTTCTCCGCTTTCTGCTAATTTTAACATAAGACTGTAATGTTCGTAGGCTTTTTTTACAGCCGAATATTTGTCTCTTAATCTTTTCTCTTTGTGTTTCTGTTCCATCATAACTTCAAACATTTGATAATGATGAGCGCCATACTGTTTCATGTTGTTAAAAACTTGTTCTTCAAATTCTTTAATACGTTCTAATTCACTAAGTGGAATAGTTAGTGTATATAACGGTTCCGATGAATGTACAATTTCTGTGCTAACATCGTTGTAATCTGTTGAACTGGTAAAATATTGAGGACGTAAGGCAGTATATGTGGCATATCTTTTATTAGTATCAACAATATTAATTTTATGTTTCTGACAGAACTCGTTCATTTTATTCCTGCTTCTTTACATATTTCTTTTACTAGTGCAACATCTGCAGGTACTTCTTTAAATTTTCTTATCCAATACGGAACATCTAGTGAGGAAGAAATCATTTCTAATTGTTCATCACTCATGTTGCGTAACATTGTCTGTCCAGTATTACTATTTAAAATTACCCATGCACTGATATGTCCATTCCTGATATCGTGTACTGCTTTGTTAAGGCTAGTATAGGCAAAGTAATGTGCAAAATCTGCATTATGCTCTTCGCCCCATTCCATCATAGTTTTTAATGTACGTTGTACTGCAGATTCTACTGGTTCTGTTTTTAGTGTTTCGAAAAGATACTTTTCATAGAGTTCATCTCTGCACCAATGATCTAATTTAACTCCGCTCTTGATAACATAGTCTATAAATTTGCTAGGATATAGTGGATTAACATTGTTAATAAAACTACCAAATTTTACAAAGGCATTATAGTAACTGCTATCAGCAAAATTATCGTATGACTTAAGAACTTTGGCATTTTGTGTTAGTTGCCAAAAACGATTAAATGCCATGTAACCAGCCTGAACACGCTTCTCATCCTTTTGTAGAGCCCGTCTTTTTCTTTCACACATGTGAGCAACAAGAGTTTTTTCCTGCATGAAACTCTTATTACAATGCACACACTTGTATGGCTGATTCACTAATGCTATCACTGATTGATCCTAAATTTCTTCAATAGGTCGTTGGCTAGTGTAAGGTCTGGATTAATGTTATTGGTCATTTTAATTGTGAACCCTAACTTACTTGAGGTATCTCTTGTTAGTATTATACTATGGGTATCTGCGTTCCAAACACCGTTATTAAACTTAATTGAAATATTTTTAATCTTAGTATGGTCTATGCTCATTCGTATTCTTTCCGTTGTTTCTTATCAAATCCCATCTTATCAAAGAGTTCTTTGATGTCATTTTTGTCCATCATTTTAGCCAACATTTTAATTTCGTTCATCTTCATTGCTGGATATAGTTCAACTAATAATTTTTCAATCTTGATGGCTTTTTCTTTTTTACCTGCGGCTAGGTACGGGTGATAACAATTAACGCCTGCACCGGTTGCGGCAAATAACTTCCACAGTAATGCTTTATGATTCTTGCTTAAATCCCAATGATTTTTATTAACCATTTCGTTGGTGTGTTCAAGGAACCATTCTTGAGTATCTCTATCACCTTGAACACTTGCAGTATAACGCATTAGAATGTAAGGACTAAATGCTTTACGTTCGTCGTCAGTTAGATTAGTGTAGAAGTCGTAGTTCTTTTGATCTACAGCGTTCAATTCACGTTTGATATCAAGTTTTGCTGTTGCCATATTGTTCTTCGTAGTGATTAGTAAGTTTATACAACAGTATACATTGTTCTAGTGCTCGTTGCAAGGCAGGATTAAATTCTGCAGATTTACGAATATTGTACCAAAGTTCTTCATCCATTATACTGTGAACTTCTTTTAATTTTTGATGGGTCATACCAATTATCTTACGTTCAGTCTTGTCGAATTCTCTAGCATAAGTTATACCGTCTACGTGTTCGTATATATATTTTGTGTCTGGTTTCAACATAATATTACCAACATTTAGTATAATCAACCAATTCGCTTTGTCGACTAACTTCTTTGACAAAGTAGGCACAGGTTGGTTTTTCACCAGCATGTAATGGAGTACATAAAAGTTGGCCGGGACGCATCTTTGGAAAATACCATTTAACATCTTGATAGATATCGATAATATCAATTTCTAAAAATTCTGGTCTAAAACTACTCAATGGATTAAAACAGAATGTCTTAAATCCTCGATCATTCAAACTGGTCAGTGGTAGAATTTCCATGTCAGGACCTTCAGGATCTCCAACAATGGTACACCAATCTAGCGGCATAACAATATCATGTTTACCTACTTTCAATGCGGCTGCCGGGCCTGTAAAACTTTCAAGAAAGATTAATGGAACAAAGAAATAATCCGGATTAGAGTTATCACTGTTATCTAATACAGAGAATCTAAGGTCATCATCTATTTCTTCTGGTAAATCGTTGAGGAAAAATGTTTTGTCCTCGAGTGTTAAAATTTGCATTATTGGTATTTGACCTTTTCAATTGTAAATGGGTACTTTGCTTCTTTGTAGAACTTCTTACGTTCTGTTAAATGTCTCTTTGCGTATTTCGTGCTTGCGGTAAGATCCCAGATCTGTACGAAGTCTTTATCATCCGCTTTGCGAATGCCGCGTCCAATTGATTGTATAACGCGAACAAAGCTCTTTCCGGGCTCAAGAAGAACCAGATTAAAAATACGGGGCACATTAATACCCACAGCGGCCACACCGTAAGTCGCCACAATAATCTTGTTGTCAGCAGTTTTAACTTCGTCATATTCACTCTTTCTATCTTTAGTTTTTACTTTGCCAGAAATGAATACGCAGTCTGTTAATTTCTCTGTTAAGAATTCACCACTTTCAATTCTGTCTACTAATACTAGTGTGTTACCCGAATCAGCAATGCCGTTAATTAGTGAGGCAATATAAGTCATCCTGTCTTCATTGGTAACAAGGTATTTTAATTCTTCTGCATATCCGCCAAATTCTTTCCACTCGGCAGTTTGTACAATGTTAACATGACATCCACTTAATACACCTGCTTCTTGTAATTCATGTGCCTTAACACGGTGAACAACTTCACCTAAACTAGCACGAATACTTTGAAATTCGTGATCTGCTTTTGGCACAGTTCCTGTCAATCCCCAGCGAATCGGAGCATTGGCAAGATTACGTGTTAATAATGTTTTTAATACATCGGCCTTGGCCATATGTACCTCGTCAACCATGACACAACTAACACCATCTAACAATTCTGTTAGTCGAGCCAACTGTTCTTCACCGTCAAATTCCTTGGATTTTTTCTCTAAAATATTGAGACTTTGCCAGGTGCAGATTGTGTGTGTTCGATCTAGATTTTTTCTGTCGCCATAGTAGACACCGACATCTAATCCGCAGTTAACAAAGTCTTCTTCTGTTTGTTCTACAAGACTTTTGTTAGGAACAATGGTTACTGTACGACCATATTTTTCACAGATTTTTGCCAAAGTTGCGGTGGTAATTGTCTTGCCAAAACCAGTGGCAATTTCTTGAATACACTGAGGATTTTCTAAAAACTTGTTAATGACTTCAACTTGATCTCCACGGAGTCTAATAGGGTCACCTGCAAACCGATGACCTGCAGGCCATGTTTGATCACCCCAAAAATCCTCAAAAATTTCAGGAAATTGTAGCTCGGTCGGACGACGATGATCTTCGAGTTCAATGTAGTAATTTCTCGATTCAAGGTACTCTAATACCTGCGGAAGCATACTCATATAGGTAGTTCCACCAAGACCAAAAAAACTAATGCTACCATCCCACCGACCTAATTTATAGGCGGGTCTATAACGTGCAGTGGGGTCTTCATACTTGAATTTTTTAACCAAGGCCTTACGTGCATCAAGATCTAAATTTTCAATTTTGATATTAACCTCATCCTTGATAACAATTTTACACGATGACAAAATCAAATTCCTTCTGTATTTTTTTTTCGGTATAATATACTAAATTTTCGTGATTTCCAACGTAATCTCTAATGGAATAGTGTACTCCACCGAATCCCATATTGATCACAGAATTAAAGTATAACTTAGATTTTAACACAGGCTTAGGCAATTTGCTACTGATAAAAACTATTTTGGTATTTTCTGTGATAGGAGAATTTAGACCATTTTCTTTGACAAAATTATTAAAATTTTTGTCAATATTTGAGTCTAACCTAAACATCACAGATAGTTCTTCATTAGGGACACCTAGTGTTTTTAGAAATTCGTGGACCTGTGTTAATTTTTTAAGTTCGTGACCACCTGGAATAACAAACAGGCAAGGACTCATATATTTTATGATATCAGTTAGGCAAGAAATTTCATTATTTTCACAATTTACATGGATTGGTTCATTGACATCACTTTTTAAAAAGTCGCTGGTAGTTTGATCGACATTAGAATTGTTAAACTGTTCAACTACTTTGTCTGACCATGTAAAAATACCACGCCTCCGTGCCTCGAACATTGCAGGTATGATATCAGTGGCCTCTAATTTTGGTAAATTTTTTGGAATATTCTTAAAAATCAGCAATCCTTGATCAATGTCCAACATGGGAATTAAATTACTGAGGTTATCCAATACTTCTTTGCGCTGATCAATATACTTTTGAAATATTTCGTCACACTCGAAACTTTGTGTGCTCATCAATGTTGCCAAAAATTCAATAGTATCTTCAGTTAGAGCAAATGTCCATGATTTTTCATTAGGATTCCATTGTGCAAAATCATGTTGATTTCTATTGCTTCGAATTTCTTTAATGATGTCTTCATTGTAGGGAAATTCTACTCGAACCTCGTGTCCTAACTCCGGATGAGGATAAACTGATATTCTTTTAGCATTATTTAATTTTCTAAAAGGATAGCGATAGGTGGGATTTTCCAAAAATTGGTCAATATCTTGTTTTACTGATAAGGATAATGCAGGAGAATGGCGTTTAATTATTTTTAGAGCAATGGCACTTTGTTTTTCTGTAAATCCATTGCCGCGGCCAATTTGGTCAGCAAAACTATACACTAGTTTTCTGTCCCAGTCATTGAGCACACCGTGGTGAGATAGTGCCAGTACAACAATTAAATCTTCTACATTCATGATTTATTATAACACAGAACAGATAAAAATCAAAGAGTAATATCTTCGAGGCCAGCGGCACGAAGTTTAATAATATTGCTCAATTGCCATTGTTTGATGTCCAGGGCTTTGATAATTCCGAGCCATTGATTACGGAGCATGGCAAACTCGTTGATGATTTTTTCCATATCAACGACATCTGCCTCACCTTCAACATACTTTTCGCAATCTCTACTACTTAGAGCACGTTGATAGTTTTCCAAATATTTTTTAAATGCTTTGGACCGGATTCTTCTCAATTCAATATTGAGATATTCAAGAATAGCCTCCATCTCTTGGAGTTGATTAAATCGATGCTCAACAATACCCGGCAAAGAAGCAGAGGCCTTCTCTACGTTACCGTAGATTTTGACCTCTTTTCTTGCTTCTTCAAGTTCGTTGTAATAGTAATCTAAACAACTTGGGAGATGCGCTATGTCTTTAGAGACTTTAGCGTACCAGGACATAATCAGTCCTCGTCTTCGCCATAGTCGTAATCTGATTCATCGAGATCGTCATCTTCGTCTTTGTTTTCGTTGATAACTAACTCAATTGCATTATCTAAATGAGTGTCATACCCCATCAATCCTTCAAGAGTTGATAGTTCAACATCTTTGCCCAACAGGAAGTCGACGTATTGATTTGCGGCAACTTCTTTGTTTTTATCAGAGACATATTCGCGGAATACATCCCACACTTCAATAATTAGATCTTCTTCCATTATGCTTCCTCACTATCCTCAATTGCTACAGGAGTTTCAGTTTTTATACCATTCTTGGAAATATCTTCCATCATGATAGACAACCCTTCCTTTTCATTACGCTCCCAGGCCTTGCGGAATTGTTTGATTACTTCACCATCAGTAGTTGTGTAAACAAGACTATTGCCTTCTTTCTTCAACATACCTTTGGCTTCAAACAAGTCAACCAAACCGCTGTGTGGACTCATACCAGTTGAGTATGGAATTTCCACTTGTACTGCTTCAAAGGGTTTAGCATAACGAGTTTTCATAATCTTACAAGCAGAGCGAATACCGTTAACTGTTGTAGTTTTATTACCATCTGCGTCAGTTTTTAATTTCAACTTACGCATGGCAACAACAATAGATGACGCATAAATGAAGCCTTGCCCGCCACTAATTTTGTCATCTGGATCAAACATATCTTGACTAGCGTA